AGCAGAATGTCGCAGGTTCAAATCCTGTCAGCCCGACCGGAAGCCTTGGAAACATTACGTTTCCAAGGCTTTATTTTTTCTTGGCCGTAGGCTATCGACACGATTCGACACGATGACCGCGCAACCTCCGCGTCTAGACGGTCTTCAACTGTTCAGCGCGCAGCTCGCCAATCGCGTCCGCCACATCGTCCAATCGTTCCGGCCAGAGAGCCGTGTATGTGTTCAGCGTGATGCTGGGTGAGGAGTGGCCGAGCTGCATCTGTAGGGTCTTCACATCCGCGCCTTGAGCAATCGCAAAGCTCGCATAGCTATGCCTCAAACTATGGATGGTCACGCCCTCGTCCTCCATGCCGGCCAGTCGGACGGCCTTTCGCCAGACACGCGTCCGCCACGTGTTCGTCCACAGGTTCCCGCCTCTTGCCGCGCGGAACAGCCAGTCGTCGTCGCCCATGCCCTCCATCTGCCGTTCGATGGACGGTATAAGGAATCTGGGTATGGCGATGCTGCGCGGTTTGCCGTTCTTCGGCGTGCCCAGCACAAGCCTGCCTTTGCCGTCGTCGGTCCAAGTGCGGCGGATGCGCGCCCTGCGTGATTCCACATCCACGTCGCCGCATTTGAGTGCCAGCGTCTCGCCAATGCGGGCACCGGTGTATGCCTGCCAGCGGACGATCAGCCCGTCTACCGGCCGTCCTGCCCGTTCGGCCATGCCGGCCAGCAACTCCACCTCCTCGACGGTAAGGAACACCATGTCGTCATCGGATTGCGTGATGCGCGGCACGGTGACCTTTTCAATGGGGTTCTCTCCGATCCAGCCGTGCTCCAAAGCGAATTCCATGACACCGCCCATGACGACCTTGACGATGTTGCGGATGCTGCGTGGACTCAATGGCTTCGATTCGCGATCGTCCTGCAGTTCGGCGGGATACCCGCCTTCGGTGAGCTGCGTGACCCACTGTTGCAGTTCGTCGCGTTGGATTTCCCTCAGTGTGCGATCGCCCCACTTGGGATTGATATAAACGCGCAATTCGCGGCGGTATCTGCCCAAAGTGCCCTGTTTGATATCCATCTTGCCGTCCGTCCATTCGGAGGCAACGTCCCGGAAGATGCGTAGTTCCTGCTGCGGGTCGCGGTATTTGCCGCGTCTGATGTCGTCCTCGATGGCCGCTGCGTATTCCTCAGCGTCACGGAGCTTGGCGAAGTTCCGTGATTTCTGGACGCGTTTGCCGTCTCGAAGCGTGTACCAGCGGCATCTCCACCGTGAGCCTTGGCCGTACAGCGCGGACCGCCATTTGCCGGGCACATTGGCTTTCATCGGATCCTTCGCATTGGCCAGCGACTGTTTCGCGGCCCTGCTGGGCGGGTTGCCGTCCTCGTCGTTTTTGAGCCATCTGTCGTCTACGAACGCTCTGGCCATGGTTGTCTCTTTCCGAGGATCCGCGCTACACTGTGCGTGGAACCTCATTTTGGTGAAAACGGAAATGCTGATTGTTGGTTCCTTGGGTTCCGTCCGACTGTGTTCGGGCGGGACCCTTTTTTGTTTCCCGTCGCGGTATGTGGACGCTGAGCTTCTTTTATTGCACGCACACGCCGGAATCGTACAACAGCTGCCGATAGTCCGACAGTACTTGGATGGTGACGCCCAATTCCACGGCCATCATCCACGTATTGCCTTCGTATATCTGCTCCACCATGCCATAGTCCACGGGACTGATCAACGCCAGCGCGGTCTCCCTGCGACACCGGCGCTCGCACTTCAACCCGTATTGGCTACCACAGCCTGGATCGTGGTGTTTCGCGTGGATGAGCTCATGGCACAGCGTGCAACGGCGCTGGCGCTGGTTGAGCCAGTCGGCCAGCAGAATGAGTTTGTGTCGATCGTCGTATAGGCCGCATATGTCACGGGGAAGGTCGCGTGACATGACTGACAGACCCATGGATTCCGCGTTCCGGTGAAGCTCCGCGATGGTCTTGTTATCCACATTCCTCTCTTCCGGAAGTATTGTTTTTCGAGAAGTACTTTTTTGCTGTTTGTCAAGTTCTGTTTGACAGTTGGAGTGTCGTATGTGATATTTGAATCAGCTCATCTACCAAGTTGTAGAAGGAGTCTCCGGGGTCGCTGCGGCGGCCCTTGCTTTTTATTGAATGCAATTCCCGTCCAGGCTTGACTGATCGTATTCTTTCAGCAGTTTGTTGAAGCTGTGGTCATGATCGACGTAGTAGGCGGTGACCAGCATGCAGTAGCCTTTTTCCTTATGCGGTTCCAATACGACTAGATACCGTTCTGGTTCAATGAGGATATACAGCCTATCGCGGCCATGCTTATGCTTCCTCCAGATTAATGGCGCATCGCATGTTTCATAATGGCATTGCGGGCAATCCTTTGCGTCGTCAATCGTCTTTCGTGGAAACCTGATTCGTTCGCATCTACGCAGATCAACGTTCCTGTCACCGGTCGCGTGGTCTTCGACGCTTGTGATGTGGAAGAACCCGGCCCATTTTCCGTCGGTCTCCTCTCTCTGGCGGCGCACGGAGACCCTCAGACCGTCGAATGATGGGTGTGAATCTATGAAGTCCTGCCTGAAGATTGCGTAAATCCTATCCTCGTATACGGCGAAGTCTTCTATCGGGGATTTAGGCACGAGCTCCGGTATCCAATGCGGTGTCATGCGTTCCGTCCTTCCCAGACGAAGATGTTGAACTTTCGCGTGCCCAGGGTTGTTGACTGGGTGAGACGGAGCTTTGATCTCATGCGTATGTAGTCGATGATTTCAGCTTTCGCGCCCGATGGTTGGGGGATGGTCGTCCGGTTCGCCCTGCAGACGGCCCCGTTGATCACATCGGTGATCTGCATCATCTGCACTTCGTCCGAACGGATCGGCTGCACTTTCTTGATGCACTCGTGGTTGAAGTCGTAATGGCTGTTCGCCAGCACTTCCTCCAGTTTCTCGGTACGTTGCGCGGAATGCGTGTCCTTGATGTCCACGTACACGTTGTAGGTGTTCGTGGAATCGAACAGCCTGTTCAACATGGTGAAATACATCTTGTAATACCAGTCGTTGTGCGACTGTGACCATGCCTCATGGTTCAGGCGCGTCTTCTTGGCCACCAGAACGCGGAACCTCATGTCGTCATCCAGGAAGAAGCAGTTCAGTAGGTCCTTGTAAAGGTCGATTTTCGGCATGCTGGCCTTCGTCCACTTCACTTCCGTACGTGCCTTGACACCGTAACGTGCCTTGATCTGGAGAATATTTTCCGTGATCTCCTGCCTTTTATCCTTGGGGATAATGAGGGCTCCAAGGACCATGACATCGCTGTCGTCATGTTCCAGATGACAGCTCTCGTCACAATACAGGTTGTATTCAGTCATTCGTGTTCCTTTCAATCCATCAATCGTCCGGCGTCTCGGCTTCGAGGCGTGCGTTCGGATCCCTGTTGGCGGCCATGTCATAGTCTTCGGGGTGCGCGGCGATACGGTCGATGAGATCATCGGTGATCTGAGACTCGCGCTCGCGGGCTTCGTAGGCGCGTGCGGCCTCGCTGCCGAGTGCGCGTGTGTAGATGTCGAGGCTGGTGAGCCCGAATGTGGAGGCGATGTGCTCCACATCTGACGTATTCAACGGCGCCTCATAGCGCATGCGCATGTACCAGTAGTTGTTTCCTAATCCGCTAGCAGACAGGAATTCTTTAATACCCATACCGCTTGCCGAGAGCAAATCTCGGCAGATGTCAATGATCTTGCGGCTGTCTTCGGTGACTTCATTTTTTGCTTTGTATGCCATACGCCCATATTACGAATATGGGTAGAAAATGTAAAGATTACCGACTTTGGTAATCATATAATTACCGAAGTCGGTAAATTAAAGGTTGTCGCAAGGGAACGGACCAACCAAGAAAGGAGCGGCAACCAATGAGCGAAACGGAAACCATCGCACGAAACCTCAGCGGCGAGCTCGCACGCCACCGCAAGACGCAGGCCACACTGGCCAAGGAGCTCGGCATGAGCGAGAAGACCGTCAGCGAACGATTGCGGGGCAAAGGGGTATTCGATACCGAACAACTCGAGAAAGCCGCAGGAATGTTCGGCATGAGCCTCTACCAGCTCATGATCAAGCTCCTGCAACCAATCGACGGCATCAAACAGATCAAGCCGTGAGCAGCGCTCGCCGACGAATGAATCGAAAGGAGAATCCGAGATGAGCATCAATATTCCGGCCGAGACGCCGGACGAATCCACGAACCCGATCTCCGTTGAGGAGTTCGAACGCCTGCACCCGGCGATGCTGGGCGCGATAAGAAAAGCCGTCCGCGAGGAACCAGCTCGAACGGTTATCGGAACAGTGGGCGACGACAGGAGGAGCCACCTGTCCAGCCTTGACCTGCGAGGAATCGGCATCGAGGTCGGACGGCAGTTGTCGGCCCGCGACATGACGACTGAAGTCATGGGCTCGATTCTCGAGCACATCAATCAGGCCGCGGACCGACTAAGCACGGAGATACAGGAACTCCGTTCAGAACTTATCCGAGAGCACGTCGAGACAGTAGGCGGCGGATGCCATGGAAGCATCCATCGAATCGAATCCCTTGGCGAGGAGGGAAAGCCCTTGGCACAGGGCTCTCATCCTCTCGTCGGGATCGGACGTTTCAGCGGCCTTCCCGAACACGGCGCTCGCCTTCGCGAAATCGGATCCATTGCTCATATTCTCACCTCCCTTCTTTGCGTGGGTCTGCTCATTCTCCCACTCGGCAGGAAGGGCCTCAAATGAGAGTGCTTCGAAAAAGCAAGCGGCGCTCGCCGAAGAGTGAATCGAAAGGAGAATCCGAAATGAGGAAGATGAAGAGATCCGATGTCCGCGAGTGGATTCCAGGTGAACCGCTTGAACGGGTCGACTTCGGCAATGGTTGCACGGGGATGAACAAGAGCCTTCCGAAAGAGCCGGGGAACGCTGGCGATTTCAAGCGTCTCATCTGGAAATGCCGCGCCATCGAAGCGGACGGAGGGCCATGCCTTGATGTGCTTCCATCCGAATACTGGATTGACGACGTGAAGCAGGGCGACTATTTCGATGTGGTCACCGACGAATCAAGTTACGGCCCATGCAGCTTCGGTGATGCGTGGTTTTATCTCGCTGGCGTTGATGCGGGATGGCATCTCGCCCGCAGGAAGCGTCATTCCGGTTTGTGTGCGACCTTGCGTGGCATATTCGATTCGTTGACTCATCGCCACGAGAACGCGACTGATGCAGAACCGTTGGTTACGGCCTCGAAGCCCTCTCGCGAATCTGCCGAACACTCTTCGAGCTGCGGTTCCACGCCTCCTTCTTTATCTCGGTCAGAGATACACGAATCTTATGACTGCGCGACATGTGGGACGACCGCCACTCAATCTCGAAATCATCGGGAAGTAGCAGCACCGCATTCTCGCCGGTGAAGCCGGTATGGCAGATCTGATTCGGTCTCAACCGCTTGGCCAACAGCGGCGTATAGGGGCTTGTTCCGAACGTTGCCTGAGGTGGGATTCGGACGTCATACATCGTCAGAGGTCCAACAAGCCGGAAATACACGATGCTGTTCGACGTGGAATCAAGAAAAGGCTCCAAATCGGTTTGGGACAAATCGTCCCTACGGCGAATGGAGTGGATTTGAAACTGCTGCAGAACGTTCCACGCCAAAGACGCCCCGGCGATGATGGTCGAAGCCCAGCCTGCCGGATCCTCAAGAAAACTATTCACAAACTCGATTCTAGGGAGAATCCAATGAACAATGAAATCCAGAAGTTCGATTTCAAGGGCGCCCCATTGCGTACCCTGACCGATAAGGCGGGGGAGCCCTGGTTCGTCGCCAAGGACGTATGCGACATCCTCGGGACAGATACAAGGGACTTACACAAGATTCTTGAGTCTGACGAAATCACCAATGTGGATAGTATCCACATTGCTCAGAATGGCGGTAAAGCTCCGCTCATCATCTCCGAGCCTGGTCTTTACCGTCTTGTGATGAAGTCTCGGAAGCCGGAGGCCAAGGAGTTCCAGCGTTGGGTGACGCATGAGGTGCTGCCGTCCATCCGCAAGCACGGCGGCTATATGGCCGGCCAGGAACGGATGACACCGGAACAGATGGCGTTGGCCAGCATGCGATGGCTGCAATCCAAGGTCGACGAACAAGCCAAACAGCTCAAAGCCCAGGAAGGCAAGGTCCTGTTCGCCAACGCGGTCGAAACCGCGAGGACGTCCATCCTTGTGGGCGATTTCGCGAAAATCCTGAAAAGCAACGGCATCGACATCGGCCCACGGCGCCTGTTCGCCTGGCTCCGCGAGCATGGATGGCTCATCAAGGCCAAGGGCTCCAGTTGGAACATGCCCACACAGAAGGCGATGGACCTTCACCTGTTCGAGGTCAAGGAGACGACCATCAGCCACTCGGACGGGCACACCACGATCAACAAGACGCCGAAGATGACCGGCAAGGGGCAGACGTATTTCGCCAAACTGTTCCTCGCGAAACCAACACAGGAAGCGGGTGCGTGATGAGTGAGACATGGCTGCCGGCATGCATATCGCTTACTGCTGGCTTGTTCAGTCTTTCCCTGGCTTTGCTTCGGATCCTCGTCGATCTTGATCCGATCGGTTGGATCCTGTCGTTGGGGGAGTGTCAAGAGTCCGGGAAAGCGGATGCAGTCGGGGATGTGCAAATAACCATAATCCCAGTCTCGAATGTTCGAACCGGTATCTCGTCAGAGTTGGCAAATGCCGTCTCGTTTCCGGTATCGGATGACGCGGCTGTTCCGGGAGCGACCCATGAATCGAATAGGAACGGAACACGCGGCGCATCAAATGCGTCGGCTGCTTCGTCCAATGGAGGCGTATCGCTATGACATCGGCTTTCTCATCGGCGTGCATGATGATATACGCGCGGTCGGCCGCTTTGAATTGCGCGATGCTGCTCGGAGTCATGAACTCGGTGTTGTCGCCGATGGGTCTCAGGAGCAGGAAATACGCCTTGCATCCAATCCCCTCGATTGAGACGTCGTACGCGTCGCCGTCACCGGAATTGTACACGGAGCAGACGGAATCCGGCTCGGCCTCGTCTCGAGACTCCAACCAGTCAGAAAATCCGGGCACCGTTGAGGAAATCGGTAATTCAGGATTCGTCGAGTGTTCCAGCAGGGTCCAGTCCGCCTGCGGCCTGTTATGCCATGGCCACCAAACGGTCAATCCGGCGCCAAACAGCGAGGCCGCGGCACCGGCCCATGCGGCCAATACGGATCCATCCATTGATTCTTCTCCTAACTGTTCGGCCCGCACGTCGGAAATGCGGGATGACACCGATTTTAGGAGGGGGCCGGGCGGTTCTCCTAACGCCGCCCGGCATTACACACGCAAAGGAGGCGCGTGATGGAAGACGATACGACGTTCGCTGCGCTCGCTGAGGTCCTGAAACCGATGAACACGACGAAGGACATCGCGGACCGTTGCGGCATCAAGGAGGGCACCTTGGCGTACTGGCGTGGTGCGGGAATCGGTCCGAAGTTCGTGAAGGTCGGACGGACCGTCATGTATCCGAAGGAGCCGATGATCGCCTACTTCAAGGAACACCTCTACCAGAGCACATGTGAATACGAGGGAAAGGAGTCGGCATGAAAACGATTCGCAAGGCCTGCGTGCAGGCAGTGTTCGACGAGTTCGAGACCCAGGGCGAAATAGTCCACCCATTCAAGGACGTGGATGCGGAGGCCATGAGGGCGCTCGGCCACATCGTCGGCTACATCGACCTCGACGTCACCGGTCTCGTGGACCTCATCATCGACACGATCAACAAGGAGCTGTGATGACACTCAGGAGAATCGACACGGAAACGCTGCTGACACCACCCGTACCGCCGAAGGACACGGTGATCATGTTCGGTTTGACCGGCTACGCGATTCGCGTCACGGGCAAGGGCGCCAGCCTCATGGCACTCGACGTCGACGGAAGCCAGGAGCTGGCGAGCATCGGAAAAGACCAGGCAAGGACATTCATTCAAAGCATCGGAGGCGCAAGATGACGGACAACGATTATCGCATCGAGGACAGGTTCGAAAAGGGAAGGCCGAACTACACGCTCAGGCGTTTGAAGTTCACGCTGGCCGTGGTCGGCCTGGTCGTGAGCGTGACGCTCATGCTCACCTGGCATGGCGGCGGTCTGACGGGCGCGCTTGTGGTTGAGGGCGTGTATCTGGCCACGGCCCTGTGGCTGACGGTCAGGTTCGCTCCGCGCGATGACGTGGATGGCGACGTCTGACCGTATCCGCCGGCGTACAAGGACGCGGACGGATGGCGGAGGCGTGGGTCCCTTCATCTCACATTGCATTTCACGCATTCACTCTCACGTCTTCCGCCGTCACGCCGTCCGCTGCGGGTTCGAATCCCGCCGCCGGCGCCTGGCCGGACCGTCAACGCCGCCCGCATCCCCGCCTCGTTCAGCTTTCTTGGGGGTGTGGGAACGATGGGCGTGCTTCTTTGCTGTCATGGCGCCCAGCGGTCCGGCTCATATCAATCAATCTCATATCAATCAAGGTCAAGGGAGGAACCGATGAAGGAGATTCTGCCGCATTGGCATTTCAGTCCGAACGCTCCGGTCAAGGACGTCGACACGAAGAAGATGACGAGTGGTGACAGGGCGGTGGCCGGCGCGTGCTGTCGGGCGATGGAGACCGAGGCGTGGAAGGAGCTGGTGATCCTCGAATCGTTGGGCGTGCGTTTCAACGGACTGGTGGGCCGGTTCGTGTCCGAGGTCGCCATGCCGGTGTTGGAGGTGATGCCTGATGACAGTTTCCATCAGGGCGCTGCCGCGCAGTTGACGCACATGGTGAAGACCAGGGATGGTGGCGAGACCATCCGCATCATCAAGACTCTCGCCGTGAAAGGTAGGTTCTAATGGCTGATGAGACGATCATCGCGGTGGTGGGCAATCTGACCGCGGATCCGGAGTTGAGGTCGACGAAGAACGGTCGGAGCGTGGCTGGGTTCACGATCGCGTCCACTCCTCGCACGTTCGACAGGCAGTCGAATCAGTGGGTCGATGGGGATGCGTTGTTCCTCCGCTGCACGGTGTGGGGTGATCTGGCCGAGCATTGCGCGCAAAGCCTGGCAAAGGGCATGCGTGTGATCGCGCAGGGCCGACTGCAGCAGCGTTCCTATCAGGCGAATGATGGTTCCAACCGCACGGTCGTCGAGTTGCAGGTTGATGAAATCGGCCCGTCCCTGCGTTATGCGACGGCGCAGGTGCAGAAGATGCAGTCAGGCGGATACCAGGGCGGCAACGCCAACGGTGGCGGCTATCAGCAGCCACAGCAGGCACAACAGCAGTCGCAGGTTCCGGCCGATGATCCGTGGGGCGCGCCAGCCGGAGAGCCTGACTTCTGATGCGCGAATGGATTGAACCGCCGGACGTGGAAACCACATGTCCGATACATGGGTGCGCGCTGTATCCGGCGCGCCCCATTCCATGCCCCGAATGCGAAATCGAAGCCGAAGAACAGGAGGCCGATCAATGAGCGGCAAGCAACGCAAGCGCAGTCGCAGGACCGCGAAGGGCAACGGCACGCGCATGGAAACCGCAGTCGAATCCTACTTGCAGTGGGCATTGGGGGACATGCGCATCCAACGATTGCGACTTCACGGAAACAAGGACATCGGTGACATCGGCAACGTGTACTGGCATGGCCAGCCCGTGTGCATCGAAGTGAAATGGACGCAGACCATGGACGCGCCGCAGCATATGCGCGAGGCCGTCAAGGAAGCGGGAAACATGGACTCGCCCTACCCGTGGGTCATCCAGAAGAAGGCAGGCGTGGGACTCACGTCCATGAACAAGCTCGGACAACAGCACGCCTACACCACCACCGAAGTGATGGACGCGATGCTCATGCTCTCACCATCGGCATTGCGCGCGCGAATCAAACCCGAACCATTGGGAAGGAAGAAAACCATGTGTCTAATCACATTGCAGGAGTTCGCAATGATGCTCAACAGTGGATTGCCGCTCGGCCCGGACACGGAGGAATGATGGCTACCAACGTCACCCAGAAAGACAAGACGCTCAACGAAATCATGGCATGGTGCGATCAGCTTTCGATGGAAATAAAGTGCACTGAGGACGCCAGTACCGACCTCACGTATGGAAAACTTCGCGGCCTGTATCTGGTCTATGAGCATTGCCAGTCCATGCTCGGCTATTCCGGCTCCATGCCGTCCGAGGTGCCTAATCAAAGCGAGGATGCGAAATGAGCGTGCTTTACCACGGTGGTGCGCCAGACCTGAAACCCGGCGATTATATCGAACCGGGGCACAGTCGAGACAATTACGACGATTGCCCCATCTGCCGTGCCAGACGCGAAAAAGGCGCGGACGCCATCGAGGGTACCGGCCACCCGGAACAGGTGTACTGCACCAGATACCGTGACTACGCCGCATTCTACGCGTCAATGTACGGCAAAGGCGACGTATACCAAGTGCGTCCGGTAGGCGACCTCATCGAATCCGATGAGGATTTCGAAGGCTGCTACCGTTGCGACCGGCTGGTGGTCGTAAGGGCCGTCGAAAGACACGTCATCCTCACACCGAAACGCCGCCGGAAGGTCATCCGGCTCATGCAGCGCATGTCGGACGGCCCCTGCATCAACCTACTGCCGCGCAACGCCACACCGGAAATGGTCGAACGCTACGCTGCACGCGAATACGCCGACATGAGATACATCATGCGCGAAGCCGAAAGGAGCATCGAATGACCCGCACCGAGACCACCGCCATGCTGTCCAAGCTGGTCGAGAAGAGATTGAAGAATCAGACCGCTTTTTGGGCGAGTGAGGTCAATTTCGACCGGAATACGCCTGAAGAGCGGCGAGTGGATTACGTGGGCTTCAAACCGTGGAATATCAACGGCGAGCCGGTGCCCGCAAGCGTGGAGAAAGGCTGCTTCGGATTCTACGAGGTCAAGTCATGCATGGCTGACTTCACGAGCGGTAACGGTCTGACCTTCTATGGCGACCAGAACTATCTGGTCTGCACGAAGGAGCTGTGCGACGAGATCGTATGGCAGAAGATGGTGCCGGAGCGCGTGAACGCGATCCTGACACCGGATTCGACCGGCTCGAAACTGATTCTCGGACATGTGCAGTCCAACCACGACCTGTCATACCGGAGGCGTCCGGCAGTGAAATCCTTTGGGCCATGGTCAAGGCGAACGGAAAGAGGACTAATTGAGCATCATGCTTGACGAGGCCAACGCTTACGAGCGTGGCATGGATGATGATTTGACTTTTCAGACGGTTCGGGAGCTTGCCGGTACAGCGTACATGGCCGGACGTTCCGCTCCACCAACTGCCGTTGAGATTGAGGCCGTGGCGAAACGGCTCTGCTGGAACAGCTGCAAATGGGATGGCGTCGATAGCTACGCGGCGAAGGACGAGGATGACGCATGGGATTATGCCGGTGAGATTCCCGGCTTCCATGCGGAATATGTCAGACAGGCCAAGGAACTGCTCGAAGCCGAGCGGAGGGCGGTAAGCGAATGAGCAAGACGATCCGATACGTGGAATGCGCCCACTGCGGCGAGACTGTCGGCACATATTACGTGACCTGCCCCTACTGCGGCTACCGGCTGGCTGCGCGCAAGCCGACTGGCATGGATCCGCTGTATGGCATGACCGACAGCGAATTCTACAAGCGATTCGGGAGCATGTGAAAGGAGTAATGAGATGGGCCATTTTCAGATTCCAGTCTCGTGGTATCGGGACGAAACGATGCTGCATCTCATGGACAAGAACCCCGCATCCATAGGCGTTTACGTGATGATGATCTCTTGGTGTTCAGACAACAAAAGCTACGGAGATATCCCCTACGTAGACTTCCGATATGTCCTTGACGGGGAGGATGAAGAGCTTCAAGCGCTTATAGATGCAGGACTCATCACGAAGACTGAAAAAAATCGCCTCAACCGTCCCGTCTACCACATCAAGAGCTTCAGGCGCTTCGACCCACGGTCGAGGAAGCCGATCAGCAATAAGCTACGCAAGATGGTATACGAACGTGACCATTGCCGTTGCATCACATGCGGAGCCACCGATCATCTGAGCCTTGACCACATCATTCCGTGGAGTCTTGGCGGCGAGGACACCATGGAGAATCTTCAGACCATGTGCCGCTCGTGCAACTCAAGGAAAGGGAACAGGGTCGATGTGGTTCAAGGTGGATGATTCTTTCTTCTCGAACCCGAAGACCGCGATGCTGTCGGATGGGGCCACCGCATTGTGGCTCCGTTCCGGCTCATGGTCGGCGCAGCAATTGACGGACGGGTTCATTCCCGCCCGCATGGTGCCGATGTTCCGTGGCTCCGATGATTCCGTGCGCGAACTGTGCGATGTTGGATTGTGGGAGCGTGACGATGAACGGGATGGCTATTGGTTCCATGATTGGAGCGACTATCAGCCGGACGGGGAGGAAGTGGACGCTCTGCGCCGGAAGCGGAGCGAAGCGGGCAAGAGGGGCGCGAACAGTCGTTGGAAACGGAAAACCGTTGACGAAAATGGCAAAAATGGCAAAACCGATGGCAAATGCCATGGCAAACCTATGGCAAACGCATGGCAAACCGATGGCAAGTCGATGGCAAACTCATGCCCCGTTCCCGTACCCGTACCCGATAAGAAAGAGAAAGAAGAATATTCTTCTTTCTCCAAAGAAACCAGCGCAGACGAATACCTGGAAACCGGCAGGCCGGAAGCCGACCGACAGATCAGCGGCCAATATCCCAACCTCGACCTCACCGACGCATGGGGAGCGTTCATGCAGCACCACCACGGCGAAACACGCACCGTCAACGACTGGACGCGACTCTGGAAAGGCTGGTGCCAACGCCGCGCCAACATGAGCGGCATACCACCCTCGAAGCGACACATACACACGTGGAAATGCCGCCACGTGCTCGAAGCACTCGGACGCGACGAAGAAACCGCACAGGCAGACGAAAAGGCCTGCGAATTAGCCGACAAACTCAACAAGGAGAAATCATGAAACACGATAAACCGGAAACCATGTGCAGCTTGGAATGGTTGGAACACGAGCGCCGCAAGGCATGGCAGGAAGGCTACGCGGCCGGTTGGAAAGACCAGGAATGCGATTTTCCGCAATATACAAGCGAAAACCCGTACAAGGAGACGTTCGAGTGAGGCACGACCCGTTCAGCGTCCTGTTCGCGGTCACATTGACCGTCAGCCTGTGCGTCGCCCCGATCATCATATTCATCATCGATTAAGGAGTCCAAAAATGAGTGACAACGTCAACCACCAGACAAGGAAGGAAACACTCGAAATGAGAAGGAAACGCAAACCACTCGCGCCCGCCGGCATCGGCCCTACCGCCATCACCATGCTCCTGCTCACGCCGGTATTCCTCCTCGCGCTCGCGGGATGCGGAAGCGCGTCCAAGACGTCGGCCCCGGCCCCCGCCATCGCCGCCACCGGCACCACATGCTCCAAAAGGTCCGGCGACGACATCAAGGAATGCATCGTCACACTGTCCGACACGAGGCAAGTGGTCTGCGTTGTCTACTCGGGCTACCAGAGGGGTGGCCTGTCCTGCGACTGGGACCATGTGAGCGGCGCGGACAAGGAGCCGGCAAGATGAGCTACAACGTCGTCACCACGGAAGGCGTCAGAACGTTCGAGAACATCGACGATGCCGGCGACTACGCGCAGGCCATGTCCTTGAGGACTGGCGAGCCGGCCAAGGTGTTCCATGCCGAGACCGGACTCGTCGCATTCACCGTCCGCCCAACCACGAAGGACACGAAATGAGAATCAATTTCAACAGCAAGGATGGCGTTTTCGCCATCAAAGCCGAAAGCGAAGAGGAAAAAACCCAGCTCAAAACGTCGGCACCTGCCATCTGCAATCTCATCATCGATTTTTTCGACGGTGAAGTCCAAGAAATGAAGGCGGCGAAGGAATGAAACGCATCACACTCAAGGACACGAAATGAGAATCAATTTCAACAGCAAGGATGGCGTTTTCGCCATCAAAGCCGAAAGCGAAGAGGAAAAAACCCAGCTCAAAACGTCGGCACCTGCCATCTGCAATCTCATCATCGATTTTTTCGACGGTGAAGTCCAAGAAATGAAGGCGGCGAAGGAATGAAACGCATCACACTCAAGGACACGAAATGAGCAATCGAAGTTATTTGGTGCCAAGGCCGCCAGCGTTCGACCATGAGCATCCCAGACCGAAGGAGGAAGGCGAGGTGCTGTACTGCGGAAATTGCCAAAAATGGTACGTATCATGGTTTCCCCTCACCGAAGTCAAAACCATATGGGGCCGCCGCCCCGAATGGTGGATACGCATCTTCCACCGCAAACCATACGAGACGATCATCCAGCAAATACGAAGGGAAACGAAATGAAAGTGAAGAAAACCCTCATGGACATGATCATCAAATGGCATCAGGCCGGATACAGCCTCGATGAGATCTCGCCACTGATGCCACAAGTCCCCAAAGAGGAAATCAAAGCAATCATCCAACACACCCGCGAATAACAAGAAACCCGACCTTCCGGCCGGGCTCCTGGCATCACCACAAACCAGACTACACCCGCCGGAGGGAATCGAACAAATGAACGAACCAACCAACGAATCCCAACCAACACCAAACCAGACACAACCAGCACAAACCAACCAACACAAGCCAGCGCTCGCCGGCATGTGCCAAGTGTGCGGCGGGGAGTGCAATCTGCGCAATACGCTGTGTGACAAGTGCGATGCCGTAATGAGGGGATGGCTCCGCGACTATCCGTCATGGATCCAGGTCCTGCGCGAGTTTCTGGACAGCACCGCACATTACGGTGGCCATCAGCCCGGCCGTACCAATTTGGCTTCGGCTCCGACGCCGGTCAGGTTGTCTGTGATTGACCATCTGCAGGAGATCGATGATCTGGCTGTCGCTCTTTGGCGGCGGTTGTATGCTCCGCCGGCCATGCCATGGGCCGATAGCAGGATTCATCCGTCCGTGTTGAAATGCCTGAGTATCTGCGCGGATTGCAATCGTCTTTCACGATTGCCGGACATTGGTCTGATTTGGCATGACTGGGAGCGGTTGGCGCGCAAGACGCTGGGCATCATCGACGTGCCGCCATCCAAGCATGGTATCGGCAGGTGCCTGAATCCTCTGTGCGGCGTGGAGCTGAGTGCGGAGGTCGGCGCGGTAAATGTTGACTGTCCGGTGTGCGGCAACACTCATCGCGTGGTCGACGTGCGATTGGGGTTCCTGAAGGAGTGCATCGAATCCGGCAGGGCGTTCACGGCGGGGGAGTGCGCGGAGCTGCTGCGCGAATGCGGGTTCCAGTGCAGCGTGAACACGATCTACTCGTGGCGCAAGCGCGGCAGGATCCAACCGGCCGGCAGAAACGAGAAGGGACAGCCGCTGTACCGCCTGTCCGACGTACACGCGCGCCTCGCCCGGCATGACGTGATTTGACATTTTTCAAAGTGCAAGGCAGAATTGTCAGTGGATTAAAGGGTTCAAACCGGAAAACGGTTTGAACCCTTTTCATATCCACCGATGGATTCTCCTAACTCCCTGTGTTACAGTCCCGTCCTGTCCGAACGGCATATCGGACACGCTCCGCCCACTCCCGTCAGAGTGGGCATACCTCAATGTGGCAGGCAAGCCAATCCCGTGCTTCCGTGATGCGGTGATGCTCAAACCGCCTGTCCATGCCTTCGTAGAAATCAGCGGTAGATCGCACTGGCCACGAGTTCTTAAACTCTTTTCCTTGCGGCCACGTGTATGCGCGGGTTCGAATCTCGCCGAAGGCACTTAAGCGTAGAATCAATGGCATGGCTTCAAGAATCTGCTGGCACTGTCATCAAGTTGCGCACATGACCAGAATGGGCGACTCATATCAAACCGATAAGGATTCGATTTGGGCCGCTTTCTTCAAATGTGATTATTGCGGATATCCGAATATCGCATTAATGGCTGCGTATGTAGACGATGGCTTTGATCGTTTCGATGCGAATTCGGTATTTTCTAAGAACGACGGGAGCCAACCGTTCGTTTGGCTCCCAGATGAGCCTTTAGGGAAGGAGTTCGAAGACGTGCCGCAACATATCGCAGATGCTGCTAGCGAGGCATATGCCTGCTTTAGTATTCGTTCCTATCGAGCTGCGATCCTTATGGCCCGCAGCGTACTTGAAGCGACGGCCAAAGACAAGAAAGTGACGAAAGGCAATCTCGCTTCGAAAATTGATGAGCTGGCAGCCAATGGCGTGATTAGCGAGCAGATTAAAGATGAGGCGCATGAGATACGTTATCTCGGCAATGACATGGCTCACGGCGATTTCACTGAACCTGTCAGTGAGGAGGATGCTGATGATATGCTCGGATTTCTTGCAACGTTTTTGAATTATGTCTATCAGATGCCTGCCGCTATAAGACGGCGGCAGGAGGCGCGCAAGAACAGGCGTGCGAATCCGAATGTTTAAGGATTCCGGGGTATGAAACAATCCCCAGTAGTGGCGTTAAGCAATCCGGGAGGGGTAGTAACCGGTATTCGCAGATGATGGGGAGCCTACAAGACGCGGGAGTGTCCATATACGGGAGCCCTATACCGGCATTCCAGCAAGCCAACGGCGAAGATAGTCGTCGGCAAATCCACGGCACCCCGGGGCTCATACATGCGGGGAGGCCACATGAGCAAGCGGCGCAACGAGCGTGTCAGCAACGGCTGGCGGCGCAGACAGCTCAGGGCAAGAGTCCTGGCCGCATACGACGTGTGCGCCATCTGCGCCCAGCCGGTCGACAAGACATTGAAGACACCACATCCGATGAGCGCCGAAGTCGACGAGCTCATACCAGTCTCACGCGGCGGTGATCCATACAGCTTCGCGAACTGCAGGCTCACGCACCGCAGATGCAACAGGATGAAGAGCGACAAGACAGACGAACACGCACGAGCGCTGCTGGCTGGCAGACAGGAAGTGAAAGCAAGCTCGATGCCGTTCAAAACGTTCGGCATCTGACTCCGATACCAGGGCGGGGACCCCGGGTACACCCCCTACCGGTCGCCTCGGGTGCAGTGCCGATTTCTCCCCGCGGATTCAAACGTCGGAAACAGGGGAAACAACGAAAGGTCGGAAAGCGAGGATTACGCCGATGAAGTGCGAACTCTGCGGCAAGGAATTCCAGCCTTCCGGCCACGGGCGGCCTCAGAAGTACTGTTCCAAGTCCTGCCGCCAGAAAGCCGATTATCGTCGGAAAAAGAACAGGCCCGCACAGGACCGGAACAGTAAGCCGCCCGTCAAAGCCGTGGAAACGAAACAGAAGCCGGAGCAGGATCTCGACCAGCGGAGCTTCGAACGGATGATGGACGGCAGCATGCTGGACATACTGCGAGACAACCGTGACCTGCTGCTCAAGGCCATGGCCGATCCCACGACGCCGGCGAACGCGCTGCCCGCGATCAGCCGCCAGCTCATCGCCGTATGCGACCGCATCGAATCGCTCCAGGTCGGTGGCCTGACCGACCTGCTGGACGATGAGGAAGACGAGGTGACGGACGATGTCGGAGCGTCGATTGTCTGAAATCGCCAAGGTCCTCCGCCAGCCGGAAGGCATCGTCGGCAGCGAGTTCACGCGAATCAACAAAGCTGCGCGCAAGGCCGGCATCCGTTTCGACTTGTGGCAGCAGGGCTTCTTGTGGCTTCTGTTCGCCAAGAACGCGGAAGGCAAGTATGCGTGTGGCGCGGACGGCGCCGTGCTGTCCAGCTGCAGGCAGATCGGCAAGACCTTCACCGTCGGCACCGCGTTGTTCCTCAAGGCGATACTCACACCGAACCTGAAAGCCATCTGGACCGCCCACCATACGCGCACCAGCGACGAGACATTCGCGGACATGTGCGAGATGGAGCATAATCCAGTGCTCGGCCGGTACGTGGAACGCATTCGCAGAGCAAACGGCCAACAGGAGATCACGTTCACGTCCGGCAGCCGCATCATGTTCGGCGCCCGCGAAAACGGTTTCGGCCGAGGATTGCACAGCGTGGACGTGGCCGTGTTCGACGAAGCGCAGATCCTCACAGTGCGCGCGATGGACAACATGATTCCGGTTTTGAACACGAGTCCTAACCCCCTGGTCGTGTATATGGGCAATCCACCCAAGCCGGGAGACCAGTGCGATGCGTTCACGGAGAAACGCATGCATGCGCTGAACCATGACGGAAACCTCCTCTACGTGGAGCTCGCCGCCGACAAGGACGCGGATCCGGACGACCGCGAACAGTGGGCTAAAGCGAATCCCAGCTATCCGAAACGTACAAGCGAACAGGCAATCATGCGCATGCGCAACAACCTGTCGGACGATTCATTCCGTCGTGAGGCGCTTGGCATATGGGACGAGACCGCCACCGCATACGCCATCAGTCCCGACCTATGGCAGGCCGCGGCCGTCGACGACGTGCCCGAGGGCGGCACGGTGAGCTTCGGCATCGACATGCCTCCGGACAGGAGCGTGCTGACCATCGGAGCGGCGCTACGATACGCGGACGGTTCGGCCATCGTCCAGATGGCGAACATCAAGGACGCGCGGCAGGCGGGAACCATGTGGGCCGTGGACTGGCTCGCTGAACGCTGGCCGAAGACCGCCAGCGTGGTCATCGACGCCCAGTCGCCCGCTATGAGCCTGCTGCCGGAACTGAAGAAAGCACATGTGAAGGTCATGGTCACGAACATGCAGGAGATGGGCCGCGCATGTGGCCGGTTCCTCGACATGCTCAAAGCCGGAACGCTCAAGCATCCGCGGGACGAATACCAGCCGCAGCTGGCCGCAGCCGTCAAGGGCGCGACCACGCGCCCATTGGGACAGTCCGGCGCGATCGCCTGGAACAAACTCGGCAGTGACATCGACATAACCCCGCTCGTGTCCACCACACTCGCCCTGTACGGGGCGTGCACGACGAAGCGACATCCGGGAAGACGACAGATCATCGGAGGAATCTAAATGAGCGACATCCAGACAACGGCAGCGCCGGACGGGTGGAAACCTACGGGAGGAGCCGGAACGGTGCCGAAACTCGTCGTACCGACGCACATCGACGGACTCTCCGGTGAGGAGAACGCGTTGCTGCGTGAACTCGCCGAGGTGTGGACGCGCCATGCGAGCCGCAACCGAACACTCACCGCTTACTACGAGGCCAAGGAGCCACTGGTTGATTTTGGACTGACTGTGCCGAAGTCCATCAAGGATCATTACACGCCGCTTGGGTGGGCGCGCAAGGCTGTGGATATGCTCGCCGAGCTTTGCGTGTTCGAGGGATTCGTCTCGCCGGGCGTGGACGACCCGTTCGAACTGCAGGACTTCATGAGCCGCATCGGATTCACTAGCGTTCTGCAGCAGGCCATCCAGACTGCACTCATTCACGGCTGTTCGTTCCTCAGCGTCGTCCAGGACTTCGAAGGAAGACCGCTCATCCGCACGCATACCGCGGAAAGCTCGGCCGCCGTCTGGGATTACCCCGACCGGCGGGTCAGGGCGTGCATGGCCATCACCGACGTCGACGACAACAATGAGGCCACCGGACTCGTGCTCTACATGCCCGACCGCAACATCAGCGTGCAGCGCCGTCTCGGCTACTGGTGGCGCGTGGACGATGAGCAACCCACCATCGACAACGAGTGCAGTGTGTTCCGCCTCGCCTACAAGGCTACCGAGGTCAAACCGTTCGGACGCTCCCGCATCAGCCGGGACGCTATGGCCATCATCGACGGCGCGAACCGCACCATCGTGCGCGCCGAAGCGAATGCCGAATTCTACGCGTTCCCAAAAATCCTGCTGACAGGCACTTCCGAAGAACTCGCCTCATTGGGCACGGACGACGCGTTAAAGCTTTATATGGGTCGCTACAACATGATCAGCAAGGACATCGACGGGCAGTCCCCGACCGTGACACAACTGGCCGCGTCCAGCATGGACCCGCACTTGACGATGCTGAAAAGCTGGGCCGCCATGTTCGCCAGCGCGATGAACATTCCCGCCAGCTCGCTCGGCATCGTGTCCGACGCGAATCCGACATCCGCCGACGCGACCGAGGCGCAGCGCGAGGACCTGATCATCGAGGCGCGCCATTGCGATCGCGATTTCGGTGAATCGATCCTGCAGGCAGCCCGTCTTGTGGCACGGATGCAGGATCCATCCGTGCCCGACGAGGAGCTGATGAAACTGCAGGTCGACTGGAAGAACCCGAACACGCCGTCGAGCTCCATGAGCGCCGACGCATTCAGCAAGCTCGCTGGAAGCATCGACTCGTTCGCCAACAGCGAGGTCGGCATGACACGCGCCGGATTGAGCCGAAGCGAGATCGTCCGGCTGAAGGCCGACCAGCGCAAGGCCCAGGCCGGACAGGTCCTCGACCAGATTCGCGGCATGCGCCAACAGACGGAGCAGACGCAGGACGACGGGGAACGCCAGACCGACGCTTCCACGCAATCAACTGTTGCGGGGGGGGGGCTGAAGGACAGCTTCGACGCACTGGGAGTAGCGATCAGAGCCGGGGTGACACCGGAATCCGCGGCATCGATGCTTGGACTGAAAGGCATTGAATTCACCGGCATGACGCCGGTCAGCCTCAAACTACCGGAAGGCGGCGGAAATGAGCCTGAACAGTCTGAACCTGCCGCCGGAACGACGCAGAAGGCTTGAACTCGACCTCAATGATTTGTACGAGGATTACACGGACACCATGAGCCGCCTGCAGAAGGAGGCCGGCAACAGTGTCTCGGGCCTCGTCTGGGACGGTGAAAGCCAGGAGCTCATCAAAGCGGAGATCAACCGGTATGCCGACGCCGCCAGCAGGCTCGCATCCGACTACTACGGCCACGTACGCGACCTGTGGGCGCAGTACGGCGGAATCGATATGCCGGAATACGAGCCGCCTTCCATCACCGCCGACCGCGCGGTCTGGCAGATGGAAGGCGGTTTCAACAACACTGACTTCATGGGATTGCACTACAAGGATGTCATTCCAGATGAAAACGGAGCCGTTCACAACAACGCCGGAAGAACCATCGACGACCTGTGGCCCACGTTCGCTGACGAGGAGCAGGCGCTGGAATACGTGCAGAATCTGATTCAGACCGTCGGGCGGCTGACCATGCAGAGGGCTGTGGCCAACGATCCCACCAAGCCTCGCTGGGCGCGTGTGCCGCGAGGGGCTAAGACATGCGCGTTCTGCCTTATGCTCGCCTCGCGTGGCTTCGCCTACCTGAGCGAGGACACCGCCGGACGGCAGATGCAATACCATACGGACTGCGACTGCGACATCGTGCCAAGCTGGGGCAGCAGCAAACTCAAAGGATACGATCCGGACAAGTATCGTGAAATGTACCAGGCAGCCAAGGCTGCGGCCGGCGATGACGGCGACTGGCGTGACACGCTAGCCCAATTGAGACGCATCTATCACGATGAGGTCAATGATGGTGTGACTGCCCAACCGACGATTCGATGGAGCGGCAAATCGATTCCAATCAGTGCTTCCGAACTATCGAGATTGTCGGATTATAGCGTCAGGATGCCTGGAGATAGATTCTCCAACGACGAGAAGATCGCGGCTTTGATGGATTGGACCGGAGACAGCTACAAAAGTATCAACGGCTACCTGTTCGGCGGACGAAACCCGTCGAAAGACGTCATCCATCAGGTCGAATGCATCGACGAAGCGATATCCGACCATATCACCCGAGAACGTTTCACGGTCGACAGGCAGATGCGGTTGTCGACGTTCCACGTCAACGACATGGAGTCGCTTTTCGATTTGAATACCGGTCGCACCTTCGAACACATCGGCTACATGGCCACCAGCATCAAGGAGGGAGGCATTGACGTTGATGGGGAAGACCGCATCGCCACAAGAATCCTGGTACCGCCGGGAAGCGCCGGCGTGTATGTGGAGCCGATCACTCAGCATCCGGGAGAATACGAAATTCTTCTGCCGAGAGGAAGGGCTCTTCGTTTCGAAGGGCTTGGAGCATCCGACGGCAGACCGATCGTTTATCTGAGACTGCTATGATTGAGCCTATGGATCGTTCCGACCGTTTCACGTTTATGCCCGGTGATTTGAAGGAAGTCACCGATGAGCGCCATCTTGCGGAAATCAAACGCAAGTATGGCGATATCTCCATGCCGCAGGACGAATATGAATGGGTCAGGAACGAAGGAAAGAAGCGCTGGTCCGTCGGCGACTATGTGTCGACCGACGAGCTGCGGTCCGAATACGCGCGAAGAAAAGCGCTGGGAAATCTCTGAATCCCAGAAAGCCATCACGTCGAAACGTGATGGCTTTTCTTTTACCTTTCACACCCCAGCGATGGGGCGGGGCGCAGCCATGCGCGAAACCAACAAGAATGGCCGTCAACTCGCCGGCGTCAGGCGTGGAAACCAAGAACAAGCAAAGGAGCCACCAACCATGGCAGAAGAAAACCAGACCGGCGCGGACGGCCAACAGGAGCCGGAACAGCACTCTCCGGCCCCAAAGGACGTGAACAACGCGAAGCTGAGGACCTTCACCCAGGAGGAAGTCGACCGCATAATCAACGAGCGTCTCGGCAGGGAACGCGGCAGGAAAAGCGACTACGAGGAGCTCAAGGAGAAGGCCGGACAGACTGCCGACCTCGAATCGAAACTCTCCAAGGCGCTCGAGGAGAACGAGAAGCTCAAAAGCGAAGCCAAACAGGCCGAACACGAGAAGGAGCTCTCCACGATACGCGCCAACGTCGCGGCCAAACACGGCATCACCGACCCGAGCGTCCTCGCGGGCGACAACGAGAAGCAGATTGGCGAATACGCCGAGAAACTCATGAAGGTGTTCGCCGACATGCGTTCCCGCGGCACGGTTGCGGACCAGAGCGCCCGCACCGGACAGGCCAAGGCGAAACGCTCCAGCCGTGAGGACTTCGTCAACGCCATGAGCAATACGCTCCTGTGATTCAACCAGCGAAAACATTCATTTGAAAGGACAAATCATGACAGATCCGTCCATGACCCGAAAAAGCAACGGTCTAGACCTCACCCCTGAAACCCAGGCGGAGATCTGGCAGACCGCAAAATACCAGAGCGCGTTCATGCAGCTCGTGCCCGAAATGAAGCTGCCCGGCAACGGCGCTCGCGTGCCGATCATCATCGGAGACCCGGAGGCCGCATGGGTCAACGAGGGCGCCGAGAAGCCGAAGAGCGGCGTCACCTTCGGCAAGAAGGACATGCTGCCGTACACCATCGCGGTCATCATGCCGTTCTCCAACCAGTTCCGCCGAGACTTCGGCGCTCTCTACGACCAAGTGGTCGCGAAGGGGCCAGGTGCCATCGCCCGCACGTTTGACAAGACCATCATGGGTCTCGTCGACGCTCCGGGAGCGGACTTCGACACCCTGAAGAGCGCGCAGACCGTCAGCATCGGCAAGGACGTGTGGAAGAACCTGAACAAAGCCGACGACCTCGTGTCCGAAGCGGATGGAACCGTGGACGGTTGGGCGTTGAGCACCCAGGGTCGCAGTGTGCTCCGGCAGGCGACCGACAACAACGGACGCCCCCTGTTCCTCAACGGCACCGCCGCCTCCGACGTGAGCACCGTGCTCGGCAACCGCACCTACATCAGCAAGGGCGTTCACGTGCCCGCCGTATCCGAGACACCGGGACCGGCCAAGGCAGAGATCCTTGGCGTGTGCGGCGAATTCTCCTCCGCCGCATGGGGTTCCGTCGAAGGAATGCAGACCAGCATCTCCGACCAGGCGTCCATCACCATCGACGGCAAGCAGGTCAACCTGTGGGAGCACAACATGTTCGCCGTGCGAATCGAAATCGAGGTCGGCTTCCGTATCCGCGACATCAACCGCTTCGTCCTGCTCACCGCCTGACGGAGTCCGACATGACGGACGAACCAGACGTGTTCGCCACCTCCGTCGATCTCGAACAGAGGTGGCACAAACTCACCGACGATGAACGTGAGAAGGCCGACACGCATCTCGCGGACGTGACCGACTACATCAAGGAACGCTCCCCGAACTGGCAGCGGCTCCTCGACGAACGGCCGCGACTGTTGACGAAGATCACCTGCGACATCGTCCGCAGAATCATGCAGGCCGACCCGTACGACATTCCCGGCGGCATCACGCAGATGAACCAGACCACCGGCAGCTTCAGCGAACAATACAGTTTCGGAGCGCCCACCGGCGATCTCTGGCTGCGCGACGACGAGAAACGCATCCTTGGCATCAACGCCCAACGCGCGTTCAGCGTCGACATGGCAACGGGGGAGACGTCCTAGTGGAAACCATCGAAGTGTGGCGCGGCCAGCCCACCACCGACACGGACGGCAACCCCATCCAAGGCAAACCCGCCCGCGTCGGCACGTTCCAGGCGATGGTCGCGCCAACCTCCACCACCGACCAGACCGAGGAGAACGCCAGCCCGCAGACCACCGAATACACGATCCACATCCGCGGAAACCAACCGACCGGCATCCAGGCCACCGACCTGATCAAAGTCAGGGGCCGGCTGCTGCCCGTCAAGGGCAAGCCGCAGGTGTGGGACAACCTCCACGGACGCCACATCGGCGACGTCATCACCGTGGGCGAACGGGAAGGATAAGCATGGCCAAACGATGCAGATTCGTATTCAACCGCAAGGCGTTCAGCCAACAGGTCCTAAAAAACGAGACATTGCGCTCGCGCATGAGGGACGCGGCCGAAGCCGCCGTAGAGGATGACCGTTGCATGGTCCGCGACCATGACGGCAAGAACCGCAGCGGCGTGGCGATCATCTGCCCGGCACCGGTGGAGAAGGCGCACGGCACGCTAGAGGACACGCTCGGAAGGATGCGCGTATGAGCATCCCGGTCACTCCCCGGCGCACGGAACCCCTGCTCCTGCCCAAACTGAGGACACTGTTCCCGGACGTGACGTTCGACACCATCGAACGAAGCGACCTCGAACCTCCCTTCACCGAAGCCACTCTGGCCGACTCCATGCAAGGCATGAGCACCCCAATCTCGCAGTACGTGCGGCTGCGGCTGAGCGTGCGATGCATGAGAGAGGACCATACGGGCGACTGGGACAAGGCCGCACGCCTGTGGGCCGACATCGCGAGGGAGATCATCGGGCTCGGAACCGTCGCGCCGCTCATCGACGCGTCACTCGAATCCGGGCCGGTACGCATGACTGACGAGGACAAGAGGCTGGTGTGCGCGTACGGAGTGCTCCTGCTCGAGGTCACCGTCAACTGAAACACAACAAAAAAAGACGTGCCGCCACACGCGAAGAACGAAAGGCAGACGAATGTCTGACAATAGTAAGAACACGGCCGTCGAACAGGCGGCATCCGAAACCAGCACGCAGGCCGCACAGGGAGCGACCGACTACGGGTACGTGTCCAACGGCAACAATTCCGGCAACGTGCGACTGATCAAAAACTACGCGCTGTTCCTGTTCCCCAAGGGCGACAGCACGTTCGTGGCTCCGACCGGCGTGAACTGGACGCCACCGGCAAGCAAGAAGCCGATCGGCTACTCCACGGAGGACGGCGCCGTACTGCATCCGGAACCGGGCGACAGCACCGACTACAAGGCCCACAACGGCGACATCGTGCTGTCCGACACGGATCCGGGCTACTGGACCCTGCAGCTCGCCGCCATGGAGGGCCGCAAGGATGTGGTGTCGGCCTACTTCGACGTGGACGTCGATTCGGACGGCGGCATCAGCATCAAGGGCGCCGGATTGAAGAAGGAGTGGATCCTCGTGCTGGTCGCGCTCGACCAGCAGGACCGTCCGTTCCTCCTGTACGGCACCAACGCGAAGGTGAGCGACCGTGACGACGTGAGCCTGAAATCCAGCGAGATCATGAACTTCAGCATGACGTTCAAGATGCTCAAGGGCACCAACGGCGAACAGTTCCACGCATGGGGCCTCGTCACTGAAGACGCCAAGTGACCCATTGATTCTTCCCGTGCGGCCGATGGCGGTCGGCCGCACGGGACACCCATTCAACCGCCAACCATTAGAACGGAGCCAACATGAGCGACAAAGAATACCATGTCGTGGACGTAGACCTGACCGAAGCGGAAGAGCTCAAACCCGACGTGCACCTCGAGGTCGCCGGCGTCAAACTCGACCTGCCGAACCTCAACAACGCGGAACTGCCCATCGAACTCGTCCAGGCCATCCTCCTGATCAAAAGCAAGCCCGCATTGTCCGACGAGGAAACCACGGCCTGCGTGAGCACGTTCCTCGCCTACTTCCAGACGATGCAGCCGAACTTCTGGAACGTGCTGCGCAAGACCAAACGTCCGATGGCCTACCTCACCGCGACCATCAAGGCGTGGGCCGAGGAATCCGGACTGGACCCAAAAGCGTTTACCTCGCCCACCTCTGGAACAACAATCGCGCGGCACTAGCCTACGACTGGATCCGAGCGTACGGGCAGATCTACAGGCCCGTACGCTTCCGGGAATGGGTTGAAGGCCAACGTCCACGAGTCGATTGGGGACTCGCCTGGGCGTTGACCCGCGAAATCCTCAAAGACCATACGAGCCACTCGTGGATGGCGTTGCAGAACGCCGTCTACGCGCCCGACGGAGCCGAACAGGCGGTCTGGACGCTGTCCGGACAACGCAAACGCCCATGGTTCGACCACGAGCACGACCCGCTCCGCCCGCCAACCCCGACGCACAACCTCACCCGCCGTCAACGCGAGGACAGGGAACGGCTCAAAGCCTACTTCCACATCAACGACGACCTCTGACTCCGACCGCCATCGGAATCCCAACCTACGAATAAGGAAACACGATGGCAGCACAGGACATAGGCGTCGCATACGTCCACGTCGAACCATCCGGCAAAGGATTCGGCAAAAGCATCGAAGGCGACATCGGCGACGCCGTCAACAAAGCCTCCAAGAAAAGCTCCAACACCCTCATCTCGAAGATCGGCGGAGCATTCGGCAAAATCGGCAAGGTCGGCACAGGCGCGATCGCCACCCTCGCCGGCGGCATCACCGCATTGGCCGCCAAAGGCGGCTTCACCCGCGCCCTCAACATCGAGAACGCGCAAGCCAAACTCAAAGGCCTCGGCCACGACAGCGCGAGCGTCACCGAAATCATGAACGACGCGCTCGCATCCGTCAAGGGCACCGCGTTCGGACTGGGCGACGCCGCGACCGTCGCGGCCAGCCTGTCCGCCTCCGGCGTCAAGGAGGGCGGCGAGCTCACACAGGTCCTCAAGACCGTCGCCGACACTGCGCAGATCAGCGGCAGAAGCCTGACCGACATCGGCACGATCTTCGGATCGGTCGCCGCGCGAGGCAAGCTCCAGGGCGACGACATGCTCCAGCTCATGTCGAGCGGCATCCCAGTCCTCCAAATGCTCGGCAAGCATCTGAACAAGACCAGCGCCGAAGTGTCCGACATGGTCTCGGACGGCAAAATCGACTTCCAAACCTTCGCCGACGCCATGCAGGAAGGCCTAGGCGGCGCCGCACTATCCGCAGGCACCACATTCACCGGCGCCCTGGCCAACGTGAAAGCCGCGTTGAGCCGACTCGGAGAAACAGCCGCCACACCAGTCCTCGACGGCTTACGCGGCCTGTTCAACCAAGCCATCCCACTCATCGATACATTCACCGCAGCCGTCACACCAACCCTGCAAAAAGTCGGAGCGGCACTCCAACAAGGTCTCGAGAACGCGATACCCGCCACACAGGCGAAACTCAAAAACCTTGGCGACACGATCTCCAACATCCCCGGCTTCCAGATGCTCGCCTCGGCGACGGCCAGCCTCAAAAGCCAACTCACTGGCCTCTGGAACGCAATCACATCACTCATAGGCGGACTCAACAATGGCGGCGAAGCCGCCACCAAGTTCTTCCCAACCCCCCGCGCGCCCATGAGCACG